GCAGGCTATGCTAACTATGCAGAACGTATTGAAGAGTTTGCTAACACACCTGATGGAGCGCAAGGCGAGCCTGCATATATGGATGCAGAAGATCAACTAATTGGTCTAAGTGGCGGACTAAACGGCCCTAAGACAATGCATCCACCAGCAGCAGATGGTGATAATCCAATGGATACTGAGCCACGCGAAGTTGAAGAAACTATGGAAGCAGTTGAAGATAAACTTTACAAAAGTTATCAAGCGTTTCTAGAAGCAGAAATCACAGAACAAGACTAAGTTCTTCTTGTAATAAACTATGTATATAGCGGTGACCTTCATCATTTGGATGTAAGTGATCCGCTATATATTTTGACTTACTTTCCTTATTACTTCCATCAGCACCCAGTGTGTTAACCATACCCGGCACACAATCTACATGCATATAGCGCAAGTTGTTTAACTTACAAGTAGTTTCTACAATATGACGAGGATACCAAGTATGTACATGTTCTATGTATTCGCTGTGCTGATTGACTAGATAGTCCTTGCAACTATCAACTAGCGCACTACCAGACTTTTTTCCTTGCACATAGTTCATATGCTCCCAGCGTTCAGCTCTGTTATTATACCAACTTTGTCTGTTTGGATGACTCCAACCAAATATAATAAGATCTTCAGGAGTAATTGTTGTGTAAGTTTCGCAGAACTTTAGTGCAATGTGTGGATTACTTGCACTGCTTTCACTGTGTTGTACAAACTCGTAACCTAGTTGTTCTGCAACAAGTTCGCCATAACAGATAGTTGCTTCTTCACCTAAACTTACACTACATCCGTACTGATAAAGTTTCATGTATCACTCCGTTAGGTATATAATCTAACCAACTATGATGCTTTACCTGAAAAGGAAAACGGCTCCTAAGAGCCGCCATGTGGTAGTATGTTGGAGTTTTAGGCTCATGCCGGGGATTCCAAAGTTTGCTTCCTTTGGCAACATTACATTGCTTGCAACTAATTATGCAATTTTCCCACGATGTTTTTCCACCTTTGCTACGAGGTATCACATGGTCAATAGTTAAGTCTGGAAAGTTATGCTCTTGTCCACAATATCCGCAGCGATACTCGTCTCGTATTGCGAGATTGTGTCTATTGAAACATACATTGTGATCAATCTTTTGAAACTGTTTGATCATTACTGTAGCAGGTACTTGCATAGTAGTAGTAGGACTACTAATACGCCAATCATCATACCATTCTAGTACAGTTACTTTGTCCAAGAAATACAACTTGACTGCACGTTGCCAATTGATAGTGCTAACAGGAAAACTACTAATAGGTTGTCCGCTAGTGTTTAATAACAGTGTATCACTCATTGTAATGCTATTTATTTGCTCCGATAAATATTACTATGATAAAAAGATTTTACAGAGACAAACTAGTCTCTATACAAGTTTATTATCACATGCCAGATCATGTACATTTGATTCAGGAATTTATCTGGCAAACAGAAGATATTGTACCTGATTTTCCTCGTAGTGTCAAATTTATTAGATATTGGCATAAGAATATAGATGCAGTAATACAAGAAGCGTATCTGTATCACACAAACTATTGGGGAGGTACAGACTACATAAATTTGAAAGACGTTTACGAAGCATAATGGCAAAAACATTAGACGGTGTGCTTATTAAAAAAGCATACCAAAAAGATAATTTCACAAGAGAACAATTTACAGAGTTTGCAAAATGCGCAGATCCTGCAAGTGGTGCAAAGTATTTTATGAACAATCACTTTAGTATACAACATCCTACTAAAGGACGTATGCAATACAAGGCGTTTGAGTATCAAGATAAATTATTAGACGTATATCATAACTATCGCTTTAACATTAATATGTTACCTAGACAAACAGGTAAAAGTACAACTGCGGCAGGATATTTGCTGTGGTATGCAATGTTTGTACCAGACAGTGTAATTCTAATTGCAGCACACAAATATGCTGGTGCACAAGAGATTATGCAACGTATACGTTATGCGTATGAACTATGTCCTAATCATATTCGTGCAGGCGTCACAAGTTACAACAAAGGCAGTATTGACTTTGACAATGGTAGTCGTATTGTAGCACAAGCAACAACTGATAATACTGGACGAGGTATGAGTATTACACTGCTATACTGTGATGAGTTTGCATTTGTACGTCCTAGTATTGCCCGTGAGTTTTGGACAAGTATTTCACCTACACTAGCAACAGGTGGTAAGGCTATTATTACAAGCACACCAAACAGTGACGAAGACCAATTTGCATTAATATGGCGTGAAGGAAATAAACAATTTGACGCAGAAGGCAATGAAACAGACATAGGCATCAACGGGTTTAAAACATTTCGTAGTTACTGGTGGGAGCATCCAGACAGAGACGAAACTTGGAAACAAGAAGAATTAGGTCGTATTGGCGAAGAACGTTTTAGACGAGAGCATGACTGCGAATTTATTATCTATGATGAAACACTGGTTGATAGTATTCACCTTACTAATATGATAGGTGTAGACCCTGTATTCAGACACGGTAAAGTACGTTGGTATAAGCAACCAGAAAAAGGTAAAACATATCTAGTAGGACTTGATCCTAGTCTAGGGACAGGCGGCGATCCTGCTGCTATTGAAATTTTTGAAGTGCCTAGCATGATACAAGTTGGTGAATGGAGTCATAACAAAACACCTATACCTCAACAAATAAGAATCCTTATTGAAATAAACAAATATCTTGCAGAGCAATGCGGAGATGTAAACAGTGTGTATTACAGTATAGAAAACAATACAATTGGCGAAGCCGCATTGCAAAGTGTTGCAGAAATTGGTGAAGAAAATATAACCGGAATATTTCTAAGTGAGCCTAAGAGTCATGGTAATGCAAGAACGTATAGGCGTGGTTTCAACACAACACATCGTAGTAAACTTGCTATTTGTGCCAAATTCAAAACACTAGTAGAAACAGATAAAGTAAAAATCAATAGCAAAATGCTTATTAGTGAGATGAAAAGTTTTATTGCCAGTGGTAATAGTTATAGTGCAAAAGTAGGTGACACAGATGACTTAGTAATGGCTACCTTGTTAGTAATGCGTATGGCACAAACACTTAAAAGTTACAATCCAGAACTAGAAAGTCATATTAGAGATGGTGATGATTTTGATCAGGAGCCTATGCCATTCATTATGATTTAATACGCTTTAAGCATAAATACACACATGAGAAGCGTAGACAACATATCACAAGAACTTTTTGATAAGATTCGCAGTCGTGTTAGCACTATTAAGTTGGGGGACGAAAATGGTGCTGTGACAACAGATCCGTCACAAGCAAGGTTCTTTGAATTTCAGTTTAAGCACAGAGATTTACCGATTGGTGCAGTAACAATAAGCCTTAATGAAGAAGGCGTACTTAACGTTTATTTTCCAAACAGTATGGTAGAAGATGTTGATAGTTATACTGCAGATGCTTGGTATGGATTTTTGAAAGAATTGAGTAAATTTAGTGCAAGAAATATGCTTAACTATGAGACTCATAATGTAACAAAAGAGAGACTTGATAAAAAAGATTATCAGTTTTTAACACAGCGTAACCAGGACGAAGTGATGGAAAACAGACTACACGGAACAAGCCAAAAAAGTTTCCTAGAAACAGGAACAGCGAAACTTATTATTAAACATAATAAAGCAGTAGATGAAACAAAGATGGGTGCAAGAAGTCGCAACATTAGTGCTATCTACATTGAGAACAGTGAAGGCGAACGCTTTAAGTTTGCTAACAACTATCTACCTGGTGCTAGAGCAATGGCAAGACATGTGTCAAACGAAGGACACACCCGTGATGATCGCGGCGCACACATTGTTGAGATTATGAAAGAAATGACAGATCTCAAAACATTTGTTCGCGGTGTAAAGCGCGAAGAGTATGTAAATGAGGATGCGCAGGAAGTTATTGATGCTGCAACTGATAGATACTACGGACTAAAAGACACACTGAAAGCAATCAGTAGTGCAAAAGGATATAATGACTACTTTGAAAACTGGGTACCTGGCGTAGTTGAAGTAGATGAAAATGATATTGAAGATCTGAAACAAAAACTAACTCGTACAGTTTATGACGACAGACTTACAGATAGTTTACCTAGTGTGGGACGAGCAATGGAACAGCGTAAGCAAGTAAGAGAAGCAAACATGAGTGATCTGATTGCTTTTGCAAATAGTGATGAAAACATCGAAGTATATAACAACGAAGCAGACATTGGTGAACTTAAAAACTATATGCAATTCATGAAGAACAGCGATATGGATGTGAGTAGAAAAAATCGTAGTATTCTAGTTGCTATTATGAAATATCTTAGTAACAACATGACCAACGATGCCGCGGCAAATGCGCTAAGTGAGATCGAACTTGATGATCCGGCACAACAGAAAATGGCTTATCAAATTGCTAAAAAATATTTGCAAGGCAAAGTAGACATTAAACAACCAAAGGCTAAGAAAGACCTATACGGCAAAGATAAAACTGAGGGTGTAACATTTGAATCATACGAACAACGTATGAACATGATCACAGAAGGCACATGGGCATTACCAGAAAATGAAGCAGAAGCAATGAAACTTGCAGCAATGATGGGTCAGCCTATTGCACTTGGTGATGGTGGCGATGATGCTGCAAATGCACTAGGCGGACTGATAGGCGATGATGAATTGTTTGATGACCTAGGTGCAGCAGGTGACAAAGATCCAGAAGGTGATGCTCGTCCAATTATTATAGGCTGGTTAATGGATCATGTAGATGACTATGATCAGAAGTTCCAAGAGACAATGAAGATGGCACTGGAAAAGATTCGTGCAGATGGTAATGATACAATGGTTATCCCAAGAACATTTGGTGCTCGTCAGGATCGTGGCATGTCAAAGCAGCAAGCAAACATGAGTGCTACACAGGGTGAGCGCATGGGCAGCAATGCAGACGATGTAAAAGCCAATGAAGCAGAGATTGACGAAGATCCAAACGAAGGCAACGAATTCTCAGGCGCACTAGCCCAGGCTAAAAAAGACGGCAAAGATGAATTTGAAGTTGATGGCAAAAAGTATAAAGTAAAAGAAGAAGCAATGGCAGCAGGCATATGCACACTAAAATGTAAAGATTGTGATGATATGCTAGGACGACCTACAACAGATTGTCCACATGATAGTATGGATCCAAAAGGTGATAACTGGGAAATGGTAGACATTGACGGAGATGGCGATGCTGACATTGCAGTAGCAAGTGAAGGTCGCATGAGTGATCTAGCACAAGAGATTGATGAAGTAATTGCAGACATGGAAGCAGATATGGAACTATACCCATTTACAAATGAATTCCGTAATGAAGTAATGAAGTCATACAATATTAAGGCAGCACTTGAAAAGGTACTACCAGACTATGTTTCAGGATCTAAGATTGAAAAACTAGTAGGCGAAGCAATGGATGAAGATGTAGTAGAAGGCTTCAGAAAAGGCGACAATGTAGTGGTAAATGACGAACAAGGCTACAACGACTTTTCGGCTCCAGGAAAAATTTTAGGTTTGAGTAGTAAAGGTAATAGAGCAAGAATAAGGTTTGCAAACAACAAGACTGAAATTATACCAATTAGTATGTTGACACCTGAAAGTGTTGAAGAAGTAGAAGTAGATGAAGCAGCAGACATGATTGCAAAGATGAAGGCAATGGCAGGCGTAGGGTCAAAAGCGAAGAGCAACCACGGCATACACGAAGGCGAAGAAGGATACCAATTGACACCAAGAAGTATTGTAGCAAGAGAAATGCGTAAACTACAGGACATCGAACGAGGCTCAAAGTAAACCAATTTATAGGGAGGAAAGCAGTGCTAGGGCACTGCTTTTTTTTATCAAAAAAATTACAAAAAAGTTATTGACTTGATAAATAAAAACGCATATACTGTATCTATAGTATGTGAATAGGCACATAAATTAACAAAGTAAACAGGCACATAGGAGAAAATATTATGGCAACATCTTTGGCAGAAATTAGAGCAAAACTTAAATCTCAAGAATCACGCAGTGAGCGTACAGGCGGCGGCGACAACGCAATCTTCCCACATTGGAATATCCCAGAAGGCACAACGACAGCAGTTCGTTTTTTGCCAGACGGCGATCCTAACAACACATTTTTCTGGGCTGAAAGGCTTATGATTCGTTTACCCTTTAATGGTGTAAAGAATGATATGAACAGCAAGCCAGTAGTGGTACAAGTACCGTGTGTTGAAATGTGGAACGAGACATGTCCTGTACTAAGTGAAGTACGTGGTTGGTTCAAAGACTCGTCACTAGAAGAAATGGGACGTAAGTATTGGAAGAAGCGTAGTTACATCTTCCAGGGCTTTGTAAAC